ATGTGCGAGAGAGGCGAGAGGGGGAGCGGGAGGAAATCATGGAAATTATACTTACCGCGAAGGACCTGGAAGAGGTCCAGTACATCAACGGCATGTTGAATCCGACTGATTACCCGCCGGGGGTTGGGTTCACCCATCCTGGTGTCATGGGTGCTATTGATTATCGGTGGAGCGCGCTAGGGCGGGCAGATCTAGATGATCTTCCCGAGGGGTGCCTGTCGGTGGTTCTGGCTGTCGTCGCCTTCACGAAGCTGGTTCAGCTAGATGGTGATGGGGTCATTGAGTACGTGACCTACGTGAAGAGCGGTCGCACTGTCGATGTTCTCAAGCCGCTTGACCTGCCGTCACCTTGCCCGCTGGATTGTGATCAACTCAAGGGTCGCCTGTTGTCCTTCATCAACCGCTTCACCACCCCGACCCGTGTATGTGAGCAGGTAGAGGTGGTGCTCCGCGAGGAGGATCTTCGCCAGGTGACCTTCATCAGTGGAGTGGGCTTCACCAACGCTATACATTTAGCGGATGAGTGCACCGGGTTCTCGATCAAGCTCCCCGGCGGGGGTAGCAAGGTCTACGAGATCCCTGAGTTCCTCCAGGGTTTGGTGTACCGCTTGGGTGCTGAGCAGAAAACTCTAGCAGCGGCGGCGCTGGTCGAGCAGAAGCTCTCTGATTTCTACGATGATGCCGTGGTCAAGAACATCGCGATTAACGCGCCCGAGATGGGTCTTGAGGACGTCTCGCTGCCCGCTATGTGGTACTTCATTGGAGTCACGCAACCAGTGACTGTGGGTCAGTTGCGGTCATTCCTTCGACGCTTCATTGCTTTGTACACTGACCAGGGTGCACCCGGCAGGGGTGCTCAGCTCGATAGCGGCAGGGGTCAACTCGTGCTGAGGGATGAGGACCTGGAGCGGGTGAAGTTCCAAGCGCTGGATGTACCCCACCCGTTCTCTAACGGTGGCACTCGTATTCGTGCCGACCTCGGGTTCACCTTGAATGGTAAGGAGTACACCCCGAAGGATGAGGAAGCCCGCCGGGAGATATTCTGGGGAGCATACGAGGACCGCCTCCCTGCGATACTCGCACTCATTGCAGATCTCGCTGAGGAGCGCAACATCCCGGGAGAGATCGACCTTGACTTCAAGGCGTTCGAGGTGTACGCTGGTCTTGTATCGAAGGTCATGGACGAGGTGAAGAGAAAGAACCGTGACAGCTTACGTAAGATGCTCGCTCACCACTGGAACATCATGGGTAAGAAGGATCGTCCTACCAGCCAGGTTGTGCTCTACGACAAGGATCTGGAGAGTGTCAGCTTCCGCAACTTCAGCATCCCCCGCCCGTTCTACGGCTTCGGTACCCACTCTCAGGAGGACCTCGGGTTCACTATCGGCTCGCGGATGTTCACTATCAAGGGTGAGGAAGCGAGTGAGGATGTGTACTACGGACCCCTGGAGGACCGGTTCGACGCCCTACTTGTTCTGGCTCACGAGAAAGCGAAAGCGGACGGGGTACAGCACCCCATCAATGTGGTCGTTGCGTCCAAGAGTGAGGTCATGAACAGTGAGCTCCTCTCTGACGTGAACAACTTCATCCGAGAGAAGGACCAGGAAGGCATTGAGCGATATCTTCGTGAGACGTGGGAGGTGGTTGACGTAGAAGCATAGTATATACAAGTTTATCCCCCGGCTGGTGCACACTTCCAGCCGGGGGATTGCTTATGCCAGAGCTAGATCTGGTCGGTCTCTACCACATTCTCGCCGGGGGTTACCTCAGGCGCGGTAGGGTTGGTCGGGGTTACGTTGAAGAACGCGACCGCGAAGGTGATGACCTGCAGGGCGATACCAGAGATGATCTGCCACAGCTCGGTGGATACCAAGCCTAGAGCGATCAGCAGGTTACCGACCAGAGGTACCAGAGCGTAGGCAAACTTACGGATGCTCGCCCACTGTTCACTAGTGAGATGCACTTGCGTGCTCCTTTCTGTTAGTTGAAGAATCCGCTACCCCAGGTATTGCTGGGGTTGTTGTCGTCAGGTCCAATGGCGACGTAGCGGCGCTTCCCGCTGTAGGAAGTGTAGGTGAGCCAGACAAAGCCGTGCTCAGCGACGTAGCCGTCGTACACGAAGGACTGACCCGGCTGGTACTCACCCTGCGACGGGGAGTTGGGGTCGGTATCGTTGGAGACGGGCAGGGTAGTGTTCACGGTAAACACGCCGCGCTTTGCTACCCAGCCGGTGTTGTTCTGGTTCTGTGCACGTACCGCCGGTGCGGGAACAGTATCCTGCGGAGGACGGTAGAAGGTAGCGACAGGGTTACCAGCGAGGTTCCAGTAGGAGTCGTGCTGCTGGACAGAGATGCCATCGTTGCCGTAGTTGCAGTGGATGATGTTCTCACTGTCATCGAGGAAGATGCCAGTGTGACCAGCGGCTCCATAGGATGCACCACGAACACCCCAGATGAACACATCTCCCCGGCGGGGGGAGTACGAGCCATCGGCGTTAGGTTGGAGCTGGGTCCAGCCGTAGCGCTCCAGGTCATTGAAGAGCGACTCGGTAGAACCGATCGCGGTACCCTGAGGGAAGAACCCACCCGCGATGAGGGCGTAATAGATGGCAGAGGAGCAGTCGTAGCTCGCCGGTCCCCAGCGCTGGTACATGCTGTAAGAGACGCGACCCTGACGAGCCTGCATCCAGGAGATAGCGATATCGGTACGGGACATCATTCACCTTTCTTCGTGATGTTTACATTCTTGGGCGCCTCCCCGCCAGTCTCCCAAAGGAACTCATGGATATAACCACGCAGCTCCGTCGGCATATCCGGCGGGGGAGGGGGCATCCGCATATCGATGTGGTTGTTAAGCCGTACAATATGGGCTGCTGCCAGAGACACCGCGAGTCGAGAGCGGTCCAGCGTCCGGTAGGAATTCTCCCTCACCAAACGCATCTCCTTCTCCATATCAACGAGGGTCTCCTGCTGAAGGTTCACCCTCTCGTTGAGGAGGCGGATTAGCTCTCGGTTCGACTCGTGGCGCTCGTGGTCTTTATCGCGTACCCATCGGGATACGCTAGGTATGATGGCTCCTGTCAGTACACCCAGGAACCCCCATAACTCAGGTGGTAGGTTAGGAAATATCATCGCCCGTCAGTTTCTTGAATTCTGCAGCGAGAGTGGTAGCCGCCGCCGTGGCACCAGCTGCCTTAGCTACAGCATGGTTAGTGCGTACCATCTCGACCTGAGCCGTGTACTCAGCGAGAGTACCACGCGCCCAAGCGAGCTGGAGGTTCCACAGCCACTCGGCAGGGAGAGAGTCGTACGGGTTAGCGTTCCGCTGTCGCTCGCCGCCTCCCGCCGGGGTGGTGTAGATGGTATCGTTGGTGAGGTAGATGTTCGCCACATTGACGGTGTCAACACGAGCAAGAATCTGTAGCGCTTGCGTGTAGTTCTCCACATCGTGGATGACGTGCCAGAACGAGTGACGCGACATTCCCTTGTAGTGCTCCTGCGAGAGGTCCTTCGCCGCGAGGTACCCCGCCGCGTCGTTCTCGTAGGTCATGAAGATATCGGCGGTACCCTTCATCTCGGGTGCGATGGAGGCTCCAGGGTTGCCCACGATCTCCAGGAACGGGTACTTCGACTTGAGTCGACGATAGATGCTCAGGTGGAAGCGGCTCGCGCCCGCCTGAGCGCCCCAGCCGTTCTTGTACTCATCAAGGAAGAATCCATCCACGCCATACTGAGCGACATAGAGGTCTGCTTCCTTAATGATGTCGTCCTCCGGTCGGGGTGCGTCAATCGATGCGCCGGTACGGATGTAGCCGTACACTCGCTGACCGAACTCGTCACGATTGACCTGAACCTGCCGGGTGAAGTTCTTGTAATCGTCATCGTTCCACTTCGAGGGTCCATTCTTGGGGTTAATCACCACGAAGGGGACAACATCGCCGGCGAGACCGATGCGGTGCCACTTCTGCTCCGCAATAGGTAGCCAGTGGTCAGCATAAAAGTACGTCACTGGCAACACCCGGCGGGGATTGGTGCGCTCTGTCTCGCTATTGATAGCGACCCGGTTCGCACCCCACACGACAGGCTTGAAATCGGGGTTGCCGTAGAACACCCCATTGATCTCGATGCGGGTCGGTCCACGGAAATCCTTACCGAGGAAGATGGGTCCTGCCGATTGCTTCTGGGCAAGCCCGCCGGTGATAACAATCTCGTTAGCGTAAGGCTCCACATAGACACCGAATCGTGCGCCGGTCGCTGCCCCACGGGCGGATTCTGCACGGAGGTTCGAGACGGTCGTGCGCTGGGCATCGTTACAGAAGTAGAAGTCTGCTGCCTCGTTGACGGCGGCGGCTGCATGAACACACTCACGGTAGCTGGAGGACTCACCGAGCACACCGACCAGCTGGTTGTCAGAGAACTCAATCACCCACCCGTGACCACCATTCTCTTGTGCAGTACAAGCGGAGAAGATGTTCTTAGTAGCACGGACGTACCAGCCCGCGCCATCATGCTGCCACTGTCGGTTACGTGTAGCTCCAGCGGTCATTTCCCCGCCGGGGTTGACCTTGGCTCCCTTCAGAGTACCGTCCTGGTTGAGCTCGGGGGTGGCTAGACCATAGATATCCTGCCAGGGGCGGTACCTCTTGTTGTACCAGCTGGTCGATGCCACGAATTTGGTCTGGCTCGTGTAGATCTCGATACCAGCACTACCACGGCGACCCAAGTTCGCGCTGGACACATCGGCACAGATGAACTTGTTATCCGCCGCCCCGGCGGTACCCTCGGGGTGGTTCTTGGGCTTACCAACGATAATGCCCGGTCCCAGAGTACGACGGATGCGGAGGTTGGAGACCTTCATGCCCTGGTCATCAAGACCCAGAAGCGCGACGCCCTCATCCATACCCCAGATCTCGATATCGCGGAGAACCGGTACAGAGTCAGGATCGGCAGGGTTAGGTCCAAGCTCAGTGTTGTAAACGATACCACAGACGTTGGGAATGGGGTCGTGGTGTTGCCCGTCGGCTGCACGAGACGTGATGAAGAGGTTCTCCACACCGAAGCGGAACAGCGTCGGGTCGAGCTTCTTCCGGTTGTATGTACCTGTGTGGAAGACACCTGTCTTCTCCTCGATGGGCTTATCCGCCGTGGCAACGATCCAGGTGCTAGTACCATCACCCGATACGGTGACGTGCGGCTTCAGCTCAAGGAAGGGGTAGCTCACTTTGTAGATACCCGCCGGGAGATGGACGCGCCCGCCGTTCTTGTTCTTGGCGGCGGCGTCAATCGCGTCCTGGATCGCTTTGGTCGAGTCCCGATCACCGGTCGGGTCCGCACCGGGTATCTCTTCCTCTGCTGGCTCAGCCGCGATTTCAGGAACCGGCGAGGGGGTAACAGCAGGTGGTGCAACCACCGGCGGGGTAGGCGGCGCGGGTGCAGGTTGAGGAGCGGGGGTAGCGGTCTTCCCTCCAGCGACCATCGTCGAGAGCGACAGCCCGCCGGTCGTGACGACGGCGCGCTGTGCATCACGAAGAACCTCAAGGTCATCCAGGGAGTAGGTACGGTTATCATTCGGTTTGACGTCGACCACATAGACGATGGTGTCCAGGCGGATGATGCCCTCCGAGTCGTACAGGTACGGCACGAGGGCGTATCGCACAACCCCGCCGGGTGTGCCAGCGAGATTGATGGGGTCGAACTCACCACGGGTAATGAGCTTCGAGACCTCCTCGATCTGAGCACCGACCGGAGCCGACAGGGCGATCGCTCGGAGGTTACCAGTGAGGTCACCCCATCGCTTGGTGCTAGTTATAGTGACGGGCATTATTTCTCCTATGCATCAGTTGTATAGAGTTTATTGGCAGTCCACGTAACGGATGGAACATTCAGCTGCCCACCTTGGGTCATTTCTATAGTTCCACCGAAGGGGTTTATGAGAGACAGCGTCCCATCGAAGAATGACACACGTGCAACCAACTGCCGAATACTGCCACCCACCAAGTACACCACAGGAAACATGGACTCTGCGTACTGCACAGTCCGCAGTTCCTGCGGGATGAAGGTTCCTAGTACACTCCAGGACTCCCCTACGTTGTAACTGAAGGCAGACCGGATATAGTTGAAGGAGCACTCAGCCTTGAAGCCCTCAGACGTCGGGGTGACATTGATTCCGTACTGGTTCGGGGACTGTGTAGATATGTCCCAGCCTCCCATAGGTAGAGGTTTGATGGTTTTCGTCCCTAGCACATGAGACCACGCCGGTCCGGTATTAGCGCCATTCAAGGAAACACGATATAACGCACGGTCTTTATTTACATAAGCCATGCTACCAAAGATTTGCTGATTAGCTGGAGGAAGTGTAGCAGATTCCTGCATATCAATCATCGGGGCGATGCGCTGTGCATAACCACGCTTGGTCGCTTGGGATAGCACCTGTGAGGGCTTGCGGTCAACCTCAACAAGGACGACGCTTCGCTTCCCGCCGGTGTTGTCCACTTGTCCTTTATGGACAGTGAGCCCAACCGGCGCGGTCTCTGCCTTCGTTGGGTCAAACGTCAGCGCCACAATGTAGGTAGTGGCTTGCGTCACCGGCGGGAGCGCCAACCGAACCGGCTGGTACAGGTGGTGGTAGAACCCTGCAACGATAGCGTGGGCATACCCACTCCCCGCCGGGGGTGACACGATGCACTGGTCCAGGGCGTCGTCGAAGGTGATACGGTAATTTCCAGACCCTTCATCGAGGGTGCCGTTGCCGATACCAAGCGTGACCGATGTCCACTCCTCAGCGGTGAGCGGTGCGTTCACTTTAGGGAAGCTGACTTGAGCGTCCGCCATAGTCTCACTCCTTATTAAATTGTTGTGATGTGGGAGATATCCCGATACAGATTACGAAGTCGAGCATCCTGCAGGCTCTCTTCCTCAGGTCCAAGTGTGAGCGAGACAGTACGGTTCTGGTAACCATCCCACTCGACCTTCGCTTGAGTGACAGGGAGCTCAGCACGGAGACCCGTCGCAAGGACAGCGGTTACTGTGTCACCAAGCTGGAAGGCGCGACCGAACTGAAGGCGCGGCGTCTCGCGGAATTCCAGCTTCAATGTCTGGGTTGCTTGCCCCTTATCCAGCTCCTCGTTCGCTGCCTTCTCTAGGTCAGCTGCCTCATCGGTGTCGCGGCGATCCTTAAACACCTCGATGCGTCGACCCCAATCATTCGGACGGGTACGAGTCTCTAGCGTACGGGATGCGCCCTCACCCTGACCACCAACAACGACTGTGGTTGCTGTGGGTGCGTTATTCGTTAGCTCCCAACCAAGCACCTCGCCGCCCTGCTGCGTGAACACAACGGACTTGGTACGAATTGTCGGAGGTCGCACCACAATCAGGTAACCCTTAGGCTGTGGATACGCCTCCAGCACAACCCCACCGGTGGAACAGATGGTTTGGCACTCAGTGAGTAAGTTCTTGAGGCGTGTCTCTACAGAGACTTGGGAGCCGCCATCAATTGAGCGGATTTGTGCCCCGAGTGCCCGCCGGGGTGGTAGGGCGTGCTCACCGAGGTTCGCCTCAAGCAGTGCATGGACTGCCCGAGACGCGATCCCGGTGTACTTGTAGTGCGACACATCCTGCTCACTCTCGCTCTTCTGTGGGTTAGGGTACGTCAACCTATCGGCAACGACCTGCAGGTCACCCACGCCAGTTAGCTCCCACTCTGGTATACCACGGTCATTCTTGCGGTGGATCTTTGTCAGATCACCACCGAACGCGACCTGGTCATCCCGTCCAATGATACCCCAGCCGGGGGCTATCCTGTCAAAGAACAACTCAGATGTGGGATCAAGCGTACCGGTGAAAGTTGTCGGTGTATTGAGACGGAAGACTGCAGTCAGTTTGGAGAAGCGGATCTGTCGGGAGATGTTCTTGTTGGGGTCACGTAGATGGGTAGTAAGCATTAGCCACCTTCATATCCGGACAAGTAGAGTGGCGTGTATGACAACTCAATACGGGACTGTGAGGTCATACCAGCACCAGTGACACGGATAGCTGACTCCCCCGGCGGGAGCTGGAACATCTCCGAATCCGCACCAAGCCGGGCGTATAGAGAATCATCCGACGCCTGGATCTCCCCACCGCTGACGTAGGCTATCCCGTAAGTCGAGGTATCGATCGTGAGGGTATCACCAGGGGCGATGTGACCAGAGAACCCGAGCTTATGCCCAAACCCATCCTGAATCTTGAGGTCTGTCACGGGTCCAGTCACTGACCAGATAGGGTTGACTGGAACATCGGATTTGACCTGCACCCTCCTGCCGGATGCCACGGCGGATGCGTCCAGAATCACAGGGAAGAACTTGTGAGTGCGTACCTGGTCACCACCAGAGATGAAGGGCTTCGAGTTGGTCTGTGTCCTCCATACCTGCGTCTTTGTGCTACCCCTCCAGTACGGGTCCAGCGCCAACAGACGCAGACCCATCGTGTACCAGTACTTACGGTAAGTCGCACCGAAGTTGCCCTCGAGTCCCTCCTTGTACAGCACCTTGATGGAGCGGGGATCACGGTTCTCTGGGGTAATCTCTAGGGTACACCCACCCCGACCGGGGTTAGTGACTCGCTGGAGTCGATCCCAGCGGCGCATCACTTGCTCCTGGTTGTCGCCCTGGATATGGATAGGGAGATAGATCTCTCGCGCCTTGACCCGCTGCCCCTGGAGTAGTGAGCCAACCCCGCCGGGGTGGTCAACCATCTTGTACTCCCACTCTGGCAAGCCGAAGCCCTCCACCCCCTCAAGGAGGGTGAAGGCGCTTCGACCGGTAGAGAGCAAGTACAGAGGCTCATCCGGGTCTAGAGTGTCAATCAGTTTCACGACAGGTGCCTGATTAGCCATAAGCTAGAGCCTCCTCTTGACGACGGCGGCGCTCGATCTCTCGCGCCACCTCTTCCGCCGTATAACCCTGGACGGTGCCAATCGTTATGCCAGCGTGCTTAGATTTATCCACATTATCAGCGATCTTGTACATCCGCTCCCACTGCTTCTCGGTAAGGACGTAATCCGGGTCGCGGCGGCGGTGGTCAATCAGCTGTACACCCTGCCGGATGATACCACCGTGGTCGTACAGCGCCGGGGTGACACGTCCGCCGTCAGCGTAGCCGTGACCGTGACCGATCACCCCGAGCTGACCGCCAAACCCGTACCGGGCGGTAGCGTAACGCATACCTGCAACTAGGTTAGCGAGTGGATGGCGGCGGTCATTCGGTAGCGAGGGGTCACGATATGCAGCGAACGTCGAGCCGATCACCTGAACCAGACCCTGAGCCAAATCGCCAGTGATTGTGTTGATGTCGACGTAACCATTCTGTGTCACGCCGGGGTCACCACCGGATTCGGACTGAATCTGGGAGAGCCATGCATTGATGTAATCAGGAGTGACAGGCAGACCCGCGATATGCAGCGCTTGCTCCACGGTCGGTCGCCACTGCTCGACACCCGCGCCGGGATTGAACTTCGGTACGAAGGACTTGATCTTCTCCTTAGCGAAATCAGCAATATCGTGCGCAGATTTCTGAGCAAGACCGACTGCCCCGACAACGAACTCGTTCCCGGCGAATTTCTCCTTCGCTAGGTTCGCAGCAGCATCGACAGGGATCAGGATGGCATCCTTGACACGGTCAAAGCCCCAATCAACCGCATCATCCACGGCTTTACCGGCGCGGTCGAGACCGACACCGAGCACGTCGAAGTAGTTGTTCGGGTTGACGACTTTACCACCATCTGCGTAACCACGGACACGCCCGCCGGTAGCGAAGCCCGGTAGGTGACCATGCTTATTGAGGTAATCCAGTACGCCGGGGTTCTCTCGCTCGAACTTGGAGCGCGATTCCTTACGGATAACGAACTCATCCGCGTGGACGATACCAGCGGGTTGGTACTTCCCGCCGGGTCCGGTATAACCACCAACATCGAACGATGGAATACCACTCGTGTCAATGCGAGGGATATCTGCCCCAGACCACACATCGTTCAACCCGTTGTAACCATCGATCAGTGCGCCGTTGATAACAGTATCAACAACCCACTTGACAGGCGTACCAACAACCTTCTTGAGGGTGTCCCAGGCTTGACCGATTATCTCGACGGTCTTGCTCCAGGCGTTAGCGAAATCATTCTGGAGCCAGTGACCCAGCGGATCAAGGATATTATCCTTAACCCAACCCATCGTCTTTCCGATGTGGTCGCTAATCCAGTTGAATGTGGGCTTGACAATGTTATCCCACAGCCACGTGAATATTGGACCGAGGACATCCTTGATGAGATGGTAGAGAGCGTCGAAGATCACACGGATGATGTTCCAGGCGATCTCGATCACGATACGTATCCCGTTGAAGGCGGGGGCAACAATCTCATTCCAGAGCCAGGTAAAGACCGGACCAACGATGTTCTGGAGAACCCAAACGATAGCATCCATGATGGGCTTGATGATGTTGTTCCAAGCGAACCCGATCACGGTCGAGATGCCGTTCCATGCCGGGACGATTATCTCGTTCCACAACCAAGTAAAGACTGGTCCAAGGATATCAGTGATGAATGCCCATATGCCCTGGAACATCGGCTGGAGGATGGTAGTCCATGCCCAGGTAACGACGTTCACGATTCCCTGCCAGGCGGGGACAATGATTGTCTCCCAGAGCCACTGGAACACAGGACCAAGCAGATGCGTGATAACATCATTGATGGCAGTGAATATCGGCTGGATTACGTTCTCCCAAGCCCACTGAATCGCTGTCTGTATTCCCTGCCAGGCGGGGATCATGACGTTCTGCCAGAGCCACATCATAGCGGTCTGTATCGCCTGGATTCCCTGGTCGATAACGGGTTGAGCGTAGGTCTGCCACCATCCAACGAAAGCATTCACAGCATCGAGGATGGCTTGCCACACGATTCCTGCCACAACCTGGAGGTTACGGAAGGATGTATCAACGAAGTCCTTAAACCAACCGATGTTGGTGTATGCAGCAACGAGACCGCCAACGAGAACCGCGATGCCAGCCACGATTGCAAAGACAGGCCATAGAGCGAAGTTCTCTGCGACACCGAGCGCCGTGAAGGCGGCGGCGAGAGCAGAGACGGCAGTGGTACCAGCCCATAAAGCTGCGAATAGCAACCCCGCCGGGACCAAGACAGCAGCCATACCGAGAGCGAAAGGTCCCCAGTACTGGATAGTCTCACCGAGGAACTTCGATACACCAGCGATAGCATCAGCGAACTGCTTGAACAGAGGAAGACCCTGAGTAGATAGCCACTCGGCGACAGCACCTGCCGACGGGAGGAACCGCTCACCGATCTGGGCAGAGAGGTCCTTCCACTGTGCGGCAAGAACCTGTGTCTTGTGCTGGTAGGTATCCGTCTCCCGATAAAAGTTACCCTGTGCGTCGGCACTCTGTTTAAAGAGTAGCGACTGGACGATGAGCTGCTTCTGTTGGGTATCGAACGACCCGCCGGTCTTCTGTATGCCAAGACGCAGACCCTCTTGGGTCAACATCGCGTCGTTCAAGGAGATACCGTAGCGCTCGATGGGGTCCATCTCACCACGAAGCGCGGCGCTGATCGCCTCAATCGCATCCGCCGTCGTGCCACCATACATCGATGCAAGGTCAGCACCGAGCGTGATCAGCTTGTTGGTCTTGTCACCGAGCTGATCCATTGGTGTGCCAGCGTTCTTCAACATCGAGCCGAGGACGGAGGCGAACTGGTTGTACTCGTTACGAGAGATACCGACCGATGTGGATGCGGCTTGCGCCCAGGTATGGATTTGAGATGCAGAATCTTTAAAGACAGCATCCACAGCACCGAGGGATTGCTCCAGGTCCCCCGCCTCTTTAACGAAGCTGGAGGTCAGGTTGGTAATCTGCTGAATACCGACATACGCCAGGATGCCAGCGAGTGCGGACTTGAACGCGTTACCGAACGCACCACCCGCCCGGTGACCACCCTCCTCAGCGCTGCTGGTGGCTCCAGAGAAGGCACCACGGAAGTGACCAGAGATGCGCTCACGAATCCCACGGAACCCGCCGGAGAAGCGGCTGGAGGCGCTATGCCCCTCAGCCTCTGCGGTCGCGCTCGTGCCACGGAACGCACTCGTTAGCGAGTGACCGATGTTAGAGGCGCTACTGCGGAACGAGCCAGCGATGGAGGAGGAGGTGTTGCGCGCGCCGGTCGCTACAGTATTGAATGCGTCAGAGAAGCGACCACGGAAAACATCAGATGCCACTGACCCCACGCCACTGAAGGCGTTACGGGTAACGGAGGCGGTCCTAGTCGCGCCAGACGCCACAACGTCGTAGGAGCTACGAGCGAGATTCCCGAACCGAGAGAACGCACCACCGGCGTTCCCTGTCTCTGTGGTCATGCGTCGAACAGCCGCGACAGCGTTATTGGCAGGTGCGAACAGGGCGGATGCCGACTGTTGCGTCGCGGATTGGAGTACCGCCTGTGAGCTCTTTAGAGCCTCATTGTGAGCGGTGATTTGTTGCACTCCCCGCCGGGATACCTCGATGTATCGCGCACGGGCAGAGGATAAACGATCTTGGGCGGCTAGTATTTGGGACTCTGTCGCGTTGCCCTTGTTCTTGACCTCCCACAGCCGCGCCTCCGCGATCTCGACCTTGCGAGCAGCGGCGGCGCGGTCAGTGGCGGCTTTGTTAGTCGCGGCGACCAGTCGCTTCTGATCCGCCTCGACCTTCTGGGAGAGGGCGGTGATGTCGGCATCCGGCTTCTTCGACGCGATTCCCCGCCGGAGGTTCTCACCGATGTTGCGACCGGTCGAGTCCGCGAATCGCTCAGATGCCTTGAGCTCAGCCCCGATCTGTCGGGACAGCCCTCGGGTCTCTGCCGCCAACGTGATATACGCGGTAGCGAGCTCAATTGTTGCCGCCATACACCCTCTCCTATTCTTGTTCTAACAATACAGTACTAAAGTCCAGACCTGTGTAATCGAACATGACAGCCGCCGCGTCGACAACATCAACCGGCTTACCCACGGTCTTCTGGTCAACAACCTCTCGCTCATCATACGGGCGGCGCGTCCTCTCGGGGAAATCAGACCGGCGAGCACCAGACTGGTTCCCTCGCTGGACGTTACCTGTAGCGAGAAGCTCAGAGATCAGCACGACCTGGTCGAATCCTGGTATACCCCAGACCCAATCCTTCGGGTTGAGGGCTTGGCTCAGTGGACCCCACGGCGGGGCGCAAGTCAGAACAGCGATCGCTTCCTCCCAGAGGAACGTCTCTCCAATGTCTGACCAGCGTATCCCCGCCGGGAGCAACTCCGCTATCACGGCTTCAGGATGTCGACGGTACAGGTCTAGCGTCGCTAGGATTTTGGGACCGAAGCGATCTCTCCCTGTCCCCACTCCTGCATGAACTCGCGAGTCTCCTCAGCGTCCATATCAGCGATCGCGTCAATCTCTTCATCAGTGACACCCGCACCTCGCAGCCACTCATAGAACACATCGAAGCGACCGCTATCGATAGCAGATGCTACCTTCTGGCTCATGTGACCGGGCTTGGGGAGGAGGAATTCCGCATCATACAGCGAGGAAGTGAAGCGTACCATAGTGTACTGCTTCGGCTTGACGCGGGTAAAAGTCTTCTTGGTTTTGGCTTTCTGTGCCATAGTTCGGCTCCTTCTGTTGTAGTTTCGGCTCAGTTGTTAGGAAAGCCCCGGCGGGCGAGCCGAGAACCCGCCGGGGTCGAGGACTCGGAGTTAGCTAACCCCGAGAGCTTTCTTGACATCTGCCAGCTTATCAGCTGGTACAGTGTCCAGGTACTCGTAAGCGTTGTTATCAGTGTTATCAGGCAGAGCCTCGATAGTCACTTCATACTGGATCACGCTAGAGTGGGTGAACTTGACATCACCAGAGACAGAGATCTGACCGATCGGGATAACCTCACGGATAAAGGTGTTCTCGTCAAGCATCTCCAGGGTGTAAGATGCACGGGGTGCGGGCTTAGCGTTGATCTTCACCGCAACCTTGCCATCGTGCTTACCAGCCTCCGGAGGGGTGATGGTGACGTTCTCCTCACCAACGATGGACTTCAAGGTGGTAGCCGATGCCGACTCCAGGTAGCTGAACTTGTAGCTCACAGAGAAGTCTGAGCGAACGACCTTCACTACCTGACCGCCCCATGCCTTGATCTTGTCATCGGAGGCGTCGGTGGTACGGGTAACGCCGTCTTCCGAAATGAATCCCTGAGCAACGAATGCCGCATGGAGACGGGTGGTTGCGTCAGTGGGAAGCGTGGTGCCAAGTGGAGCGCGGGTTACCCCGCCGGTCGCCTTGAGTGGCTTACCTGTAAGAATAGCGGTAACGCCCGAAAGAGGTTCTGCCATGTTATCTCCTAGTTACTTTCTTGGGTTGACGGGCGCAACCAGAAACGAGCGCTAAAGGTGTAGGCTGGTATCTTCCGGTCCGCCTCTGGATTCCATTGTGGAAAATCGTTAATACTCTGTGGAACGACAGTCGAGTCCTCACCGATCCAGTCGTGCAGCGCCTCCCACACCTGCCGGGATAGGGTCTCTGCATCCTCGCGGGTCGCTGCTCGAACCTCAAACTGAAGGAACGAGTCAAGGAACGCGCCCATGTACAGCACCCGAGACCCGAGGTCGTTAATGATTAGGCACGGCTGTCGGTAATCGTATGAGTCGCTATCGGGTTCCTGCAAGAAGATGCGGGTACGGAGTCGGGGTGCGAGATGCGAGCGAGTCGTTACAACGGGGTCACTAAAACTCATTCCTCTCCTTTCCGTATGTTCTTGAGGAGCGAGTTGCGCTTACGGTTATCACGGGCTGCCCAGCCGGTAGCCATCACCGAGACAGCACCACGGGGTCGCTCCAGCACGAGATCTGTCACCTTGTAGCCCGTGACCTGACCGTTGCGGGAGGCGGCTTGCGCTATCGCTTTAGCGCGGCGCTCCAGATCAGCGCGAACCGGAGGTGACTCACGCAAACGGCGGAACGCCTCCTTATTGAGCTTGACCTTGATACGAGAATTAGCCACGACGCACCTTCAACTTTACTTCAGTCATGAATGTGGCACCGGTAAAGACGTTAGCAACGTTCCAACCAACTCCCTGGGGGACACACTCTACAGCGACTCCCAGCCGGGGGTGTGTGATAAGGAACTTGTCCTCTGTCGCAACAGTGTAGCTGGAGGGGAGGTAGAGTGTAGCAACGACATCAGGAGAGACGGCGATGCCCTGACCGTTCTCCCCAGATGTCGGTACATCGAGGATGAACCCTTCCACAGTGACCGGCGGGTCCCAGGTACGTACCGGGGACCCATACCGATCCGTGGCACCATTCGTTGATGCTCGGAGGTACTGCACTACCGGGGGCGTACGCCCGCCGGGTTGAATCAAACTTATCATATTGCCTCGGTCTTCAAACGATATGGCGCAAGAGCCTCCTTCTCGCTATCGGAGAGGGAGAACCCAAGTACATCCCCATTCCTCGACAGGTACCCAACGCCTTGCGTTCCAGCTCTCTGGTACGAGAGTGGTGCGGCGGGGAGAGCAGCGAGTCGAGCCTTGACACGCTCAAGCACCAGAGCGAGCTCAGGTGCTTGCGGAAACCCGTGCTTAAACTCGACAGTCACTGCCTTATCACCTGCGGGGGGTTGATACGAAGGAGAGAAGGTAACCCACCCATCCTCCGAGAAGGTCCAATCGTACAGATCCCTCCCGTGGGTCGCTACCCGATGCACCTCAGCAAGACGAAGTGTCGGGATGAAGAGCCGACCCCCGCCGGAGTAGTCGAACGACCGAATCTCATTCACCTCAGGGGTTACATGCCAACCACAGTACGCGCGAATCATCGAGGTGATCGCTTCTTCCTGCGAGGTCGAGGCGGGGATAGGTGGGTAATTCATTGGTTAACCCTTCTTCTCTTCCTTCTGCTCAGTCTGTGCCTTCGGTTTAGGACCGGGCTTCTTGCGCTCAGTGGGCTTCTCTGCATGAGCAGCGGGCTTCTTCTGGCTATCAACCAGAACAGCCCCGATCTCCTTCGCGGTAGCCTCAGTCAGCTGAACGTGGTAGTCCAAACCGTTGACGTTAACTTTGTATACCTTCATGGTGGTTACTCCTAGGAACCGAGGGTCAGTTCAACGAATGCATCGGGACGACGCACAGCAAGTGCGAGGCGTTCCTCCGCCAAGATGGTGAACTGGTTCTTGGTGAAGTCATCACGGTCAGCGTTGCTGGTCTCGACACGGATGCCACCCTTACGGTACACGGTAGCAGCTGCCTGACCAGCACCGATGAGCACCTTACCCGCCGGGATTGCGGTAGTCTGGATGGTGTTCAAGCCCCACAGCGGCGGATCCTGCAGGATACCCCCCACGCCGTACTGACCCTGGAAGGGACCACCAGCTAGGTACTGACCGTTGCCATCCTTCTGTAGGCGGAACTTCTCGTAATCCGCCGGGTTGATGACGATACCATCGGCACGGAGACCGGTCTTGGTGAAGACGGCGTTCATGGACTCGTAGACAGCATCCAGGTTACCAGCAGCATTAGCAGCGGTCTTCTTCTGGACACCCTCACGGTTCAAGAGACCCTTCAGCTTCTGACCGGTGCCGTCACCGTTCAGGAGCTGAGCCTCCTCAGCAACAAGCAGCTGGAACAGAAGGCGGTTATTGATCTCGGAGACGAGGAAGGCTGCATCCTCAGCCATCTCCATAGAGAGCTTGATCCAGCCGGCGAGCTTCTTCAGAACCTCAGTCACCTCGGTGTAGTCCGGAGGAGTCATGCCGGGCTTGTCGGCACCCTCAGCGATCATACCGAAGGTACCATTGGTCGAGTCGTCCCACACCTTCTCAACGAAGTAAACGATCGCGTTAGAGGTGATGGTACCACTACCGAGCCAGCTTGCGATGGTAGGGCGCTGCGCGTAAGCAGTGACAATGTTACGGTCAATATCCGGAGTCACCAGGTGGGATGCAGTCGACTGGAGGTTATCCAGCTTAATGACATCACCAGCAGCCTTCGAGCCAGTGAACTCCGGCATATCGAAGGGGTTCACGCGGTTGCCGGACTTCAAACGTGCCAGCACACCAGAGGATTTAGCACCCTGGACGAAGTAATCGCCAATGGACTTAGCCTGAGGAGCCTGATCGCCGGCGAAGGTATCTTCCTTCGCGGGGAGCGCGGGAGTACCCAGAGATTTCACCATAGCGGATGCCTCCTCAGCGGATTTCATACGAGAAATCACATCATCGGTAGCCGCCTTCAGTCCATCGAACTCCTGCTGCTCTTCCTCAGTCAGTTCCTCGCCGTTAGCGAGCTTCTTTGCGAAAGCGGTGCTCTTTGCGAGCAGCTCATCACGCTTTTCAGCCAATGTCATAGTAAGTTACCCTTCATAATGGATAGTCGAATAATGTTCAGTTCCGCTTCAGCTGCCATTGCCAGAACACGCGAATTGTCCATCGGCGCATCCTTGGTGTTGGGGCTTTCGCCCTCCTCCACCGTGTGCACCTCAGGGTCCTCTTCACTACTGCCTTGGTCCTCTGAAGGGTCTTCCTCTGTAACGTCGAGGGGTGCGGTTCCCCGCCGGGGGGTATCCGCCTTCACGTCCAAGATCTCGGTCGATTGATTCGCGCCAACAGGCACCACCGATACCTCGAAAAGCTTCAATTTAGTGAGGAGAGTGATGTAACGCTCCATCTCCTCATCTGCGTACGGCTCCTCTGCCTCCACCAGATACGTGAAGGACATCTGTCGCACGAGACCACGCTTCAGCAGCGAGTACACCTGAGTGCCCATCGGGTTCTCCAGGTCAAGCTGCACCCGCACGAATAGACCGTGCTCATCCTCGTACGCCTCTTTAGTCCATCCAATACAAAGCTGGGGGTCCTCAAGCATGTGGTTCCAGTAACAAGGAACACCGGACCCGCCGGGTCCATACGAATTCAGTGATTCCGCGAATGCGCCCGGCTTGACGATATCGCCGTGGAGGTCCACATTGTTGAAGACAGATGCGTACCCCGTGAACTCACCAGCCGCCTCACTGTCCTCCGCAGGAGCCACCTCAACAGTAACCGCTTTACGTTTAATCTCCATGGTTTACCCATTTCTCGTGTAATTCCTTAGCCCTAGACTGCCACTCAGGGAAATCCGCCAAATCCGTACCAAGCTCCCTGGTGAGTCGGGATGTGAGCGCCGGGCTACTGCCTTTCGACGCAATGACACGCCGGGCGCGGGCGGAATGCCGAGTCAAAACCGCCTTCACTGCCTCCGGGGGCTCGATCTCATCTGTCACGTCAGGATCGGTCGCCGTCTCGGAGTCAGTTTCTTCAGTAGACTCCTGTGGACCCTCAGAGAGGTTGAGGGGGACAACCAGCTCATCCCCGCCGGGTATGGCAGGTAGGTTGTTGGCGCGGCGAATCTCGTTCCGCGTCATGTACGGTGCACCGACCGCCGCACTCGCTACAGCCGCTTGCTCCTCAAAGGAACCACGGAGCTTCTCCTCAATATTAAACTCAACCATGTGTGAGCCAGGGTCAACCCCGAGCATCGGCAGCAAGAACACATTGAGACGCTGCTCAATCATGCGAAGAGTAGGTCCAAGCGTGTTGGTGTAAAGGGATTTGCTAAATTCCTTAGCGTTGCTGTAGTTGGCGTTGTCCAGTACGCCGACCATGACCGGGTTCACCTGGAACACCTGAGCCACAGTGATGATAGAGAGCTTGACGGACTCCGCCCACTGCTCATCTGCCGAGTTGAACTGCGACGACTCCAGCCGCATCCCCTCTTCGAGGATCGGTGTCCCGCCGGTGCGGGAATTCTCTGCCGTAAACTCCTCAAACATCTTCAAGAACCGCTTACGATCCGCATTCGCCCACGCCGGTGCATCCGACGGGCGCGATATGTAGTTACCCACCCTGCCAGCACGCCGCCACACCTGCGAGCGGTGACGACGAGCTTGGTACTGCTCATCAAGAATGAGTCGAAGCGTCTCAACGACCGAGGACGACTTCCCTGCCAGGGGGTTCCAACCCTCGAAAGCAAGCACATTCTCCGGCGAGAACTTGACCGCCTTATCTGGCGAGTCCGGAGGGGAGACAACGTACTGCTTAGGCTCCCAATACGTGGAGTAATCCACCTTCACCCACGAGGCGGGGAAGGGCTGGATAGCCCAACCCGATGGAGTCGATGTCGACTCATACACAAACCAGTACGCCCGGTTGTGCAGGGCAAGGTTGCCAATAAGGTCATACATCAGGTCGAAGGTCGTCATGTGGGAGTTCGGTTGACGGATAACCTCTGCCACCACAGACTCACGGTCACGTTTCCTGTCATCCCCGCTCAGCACGAAGGAGTGAAGACCTAGTTGAGCTACGTTTCTTGCTAGGAAATCCACCACAGTGCGTAGATGCGGCTGTGTACGCCACATCTGCTCAGGGGTGAGGTTCAACGGCTCCGGGGCAGGTCCCCAGCCGGGGGATGTAACCACGACTTCCCGCCCCATGAAGGTCGTTACAGCGCGGGATAGCCCCCCAGAGAGTGCACGAGTGATAATTTCACCAGCTGTAGCCATAAACTAGGTTCACCTCCACCATTCGTCGTATTCTGGATCGGAATACACCGATTTCTTGTCTTCTTCATTGTCTTGTAGGCGCAAAAGTCCCCACAGAGCGAAAGTTGCAGCACAGAGAGGCGCGATATCCACCGGCGAGCGCTCCCTGTTCCATGACCAGACGTCCCCATAGTACTTCTTGACCGCTTCTTCCAGCGGTTTACGGAGAATCGGCTGATCTCTCCACGAGACCTTGTGCTGCTCAACTCGTTCTGCGAACTGTGCACACGCCGCAGGGAGGTTTGACGCCTCGCACGGGGTGAACACGATCCCCTGCCGGAGGAGTGGCTCCCGATAACTAGAGATCGGTGCACCTTTACCCTGGAGAACGATATCTCGAGGGGTAAAATTCAGTTGATTCTCTAGGAAATCAGGAATCCAGTCCATAAACGGTCGCTTCGTGAGGATCTCTACCTGAGGAATACCATTCTCACGGTAGCCAGCGACCGCGATGTAGCTCATTTTTCCATCTGCCGAGGTATCGACACCCACAACGAGCGGAGAACTGAGGTCGATCTCCCCGCCGGGGGATAGACACGCGTCCAGATCCTCCTGTTTGAAGGGTCCATCCGCCGCCATAGCTACTCGCTGGCACAAAACCTCCGCACGGAACTTGTACTCTGGTACACCCTCCTTGCCCTGGTCGCCAACGAGAGCGACCGTTGCTGCGAGTTTACGCTCTGTAGGACCAAACGGGTACCCTAACGAGGGGTTCGCTGCTGCCCAGCCATCCCTATCGTGGATGGGTGCGCCCTCAGGGGCGGAGTACTCAAACAAGCCAAAGGTTATCTCGTGGGTCTTTGCCCATTCCTCTGGCGTGCCACCGCCGGATATGAAGGCATCGTACTCCTGAATCGCCTTACGCTCGTTATCCTGTAAACTGTTGAGGACGACAGATTTGGACTCGCCGGCGTTCGAGACTGCAAACACCTGCGAGCTGAACTTGGCGTTGGTCGTGTTAGTGAGCGCCATCCACGGCGACCACTCCTTCTGCTGACGCAACTCATCAAAGAACAGGTCAGTCACAGAGAACGAGCGACCACCATCATCCGAGGCGGCATCGCACCGATACCGTGCACCATTGATAAGCTCCAGAGTCTTTGAGCCGTTAGTACCCGTCATGCGGGCAACCTGATCCGCTGCAGGGGAGCGGGCTATAGCCTTGTACGCTTGCTCCTGAATCTCCTCCGCTGCTGCCAACTTGTGAGCGGTCCCAAGAACCAGTGGCGGTTCACCCTCTGGTGGCTCCCACATCAGCATACGCCACAACATGCGGGTCGATGCGAGGAACGATTTACCGTTCTGTCGGGCAACGAGTACGAGAACTGTCTCGAAACGAAGGACAGGTGCAGGGTCAGATGTGTACGAGCCAGGTGCCAACTCCAGCGAGTGGATTAAGACCCACTCCTGCCAGGGGTGTAAGTTACGCCCAAGGTCCTCAGTCGCTGTAGCAATCGCCTCAAAACCCAGAGATGTCTCAGGAGTCAATTCACGGAGAGGTCGGGTAAAGATGCGGGGCTCAGTATCACCCCGTAATTCGCCAGATTCCGTGTACATGCTGCTACTTCCTGTCGGCTACTGCGCGGCGGCGGCGCTCACGGCGCTCACGAATTCGTCGTGCTGACTCGCTCTCCTTCTCTGCAGGCTTCTCCTCAGGCACTCCCCGCCGGGATTCAGGAGTGAGACCGAGCTGCTTCAACATCTGGATGAGGTGCGCGTTAGTCATGTAACGCGATTTCTCTAGCTCAGCGCGGGTTATACGCCCATCAACGAAGTCTTCCTCCAGATTATCGAGGGCTTGTGCCTGAGACAAGACAATCTGTTTAGAAAACTCATCGGCAGGGGTGAGCCACGTCGCAGATTCCAGCGAGGCACGGACGGCGGTCTCCATTGGACCCCAAATTATGGCGGGTTTGTCATCGTTTGCAGTCATTTCGGCTCATTTCTGAATTTTTAAGTCGGTTTGCGTAGCAAGTCAAAGGTGCGTGGTTGCGTCGGAGGGGGCGGCGGGGTGCGCCCCGGGATGCCAACGCACCACCAGATACCTAGCGATTATAGGTCCCCTACCCCGCACCGCATCACCTCGGTACTCCGGTTTTACCCACCGGGTACCACCCGCACCCGGCTACCCGGTTACCTAGGTTACCCACTCAACACGCAACCACCCCGACACTGAGGGAAGTGCCGAGGTGGAGAGGTCTTTTTTAAAATAAGTGAGCGACGTGGGTTACCCGCCGGGTGTTAGCAATCATACGGGGTGCTTCCGCCCGCCTTGCACCACATCAAGTGAGCAAAGGTCGTGTTACACCACTTCATACGAAGCCAACCATTCACCCACGGCTGAGTCCCACGGATACAAGTCTGTTGCTGAGACAAGTGAGGTCGAGGTCCAGCCGGGGTCGCAGCCGATGCAGCCGATGCAGCCGATGCAGCGGTCGTAGTCGCTAACGATAGAGCGAGAACGAGAGCAGAGAGTGAACGTCGCATGACGGATTCCTTTCGTAAACGATAGAGCTACTGTATGAACCGCGAGCTGATGGTACCGAGTGGTAAGTCACCCTTGCCGTCGCTACGGCGGTTGTTGCACGCCCGGTGTGCCGGACGGAAGTTCGCTGGGTCCTCAGCCAACTCAGGATGAGTCGAGCGAGGGAACGCATGGTCAAGCTCAAACGCATCACTGTTCACGTGACCAGTGACAGGGTCAGAGTGGGGGATAGTATAATCGATAGGCTGACCACACCACCAACACGGTGCGTCCTGCTCTGCACACTGGTTGAAGAACTCCTTACGCATACGGAGGTACTTCCGTGTACCATTGCCAGGTGATGCCATTGGTTCTCCTTGAGGTGTTGAGGGCAAAGGAAAAGCCCCCAGGGAAGGTAAGAAAACCTGGGGACTCTGCCTCGTCAGCAGCTACACTTTACGCGTGCAATTCAATTATACAAAGAAAAACTTGGCAAAGCAAACCCGCCGGGTGTTATGCCTCCCCACGGATCTGTGCAATGAGCAACCGTAGCGCCGAGTCGCCTTGCCAATCAGATTGACATGATTCACACCACACAGTATACTCCGGCTCCGGTGTGGTAGCGAGCTGCTTCTCACCACAGACCGGACATGGAAGTGTCGGGTGGGAGACAGGGACAGGTGGGTAGAACAGGTTACTAATTGTCGAGTGAAGACGGTTGAGGTAATGTATCAGTTCTCGTACCTGGTTCTCGTCAGACCAAAAGTCCGGCGTCCGTAGCAGGTGGTCAATCCACTCACGCCAGGAGGCAGGGGAGGAGACACCAAACTCCTCACGGATATCCAGCACCTCAAGCGAGACAGGTGCGCTGGACTTGAACCCACTGGCACCTGGCACCCCCGCCGGGGATGTAGGCTCCGCCGTCGATAGTAGATCGATCAAGGCAGGGTACGTCGTGCGCGAGTACTTGCCTGATGGCATAGGTGCCAAGTGAGTCTGTGGGTACAGCAGCGCTGCCAGCGGCGGGAGTAGCTGATCAGCGAACCGCTCAGGTAGGATGTACAAGGTAGTGTTAGCCACGGTAGTGTTTCCTTTCCTGAACGACAGAGTTGACCCCAGCACCAACAAACACAAGTATCGGGGCGGTGAGGAGGAGCTTGATCGGTACGAACCAGGACGTCAACCATATGGCGGATAGGATGCACGCCGCCGCCGCGATGATAAAGATTGGCAGTGTCCACCCTGCCGGGTGGGTTGGGGCGGATGCCTGTGTAGTGGCAGGTGGTGTTTGCTCTGGCTCCTCCAGCTCGCTATCGATGTGGTTGTACTGCCACTCAGCGAGGTAATCCTCCACCTCCTGTGAGAGGTCGGAGTCGTGGCTGTTGCCGTCGTAGGGTGGACGTGGGAAGTGGTTGTTAGCGGTGGTCACCGGAGCCTCCTAACTTGCCACGTGCCTGTCGTGACTGCAGCTTAGCGACGTTCGAGTCCAGCGCTGCCTTGAACGGGTCCTCCATGTTGGGGGCTATAGTTGGTGCATAGAACTCCAGCAGCCGCCATATAGTGAGAAGAACGTTCTTAGCGACGACGTCTCCCGCCGGGGTGGGTGAGGGGTTTGCACGGAGATTGGCGCAGGAGGAAACGAGAGGCTCCGTAATCGAGAGCATAAGACCAACCACATCGATAGGATGCGTGAGCGGGTTTTTACTTATGGTCTCGTTGCTGACGCCGAGGTTGTCAATGTTGGTCGTGGTGGTGCCAAGGTCGTGCAACCAGACAGCGACCACCCACGCGATATCACCCATCTCCGAGAGTCGGTCCTCGTAATTGATAGGTGTGCTGTCGCGGTACTCCTTAGCCAGCACCCCTGCCAACTCACCAAGCTCAGAGAGGAGTCCTGGGAGTAGGTACTCTGTAGAGTGTGCGGTGGGTAGCGCGGTAGCCAGGGCTGCAGTCTGGTAGGCTGCTAGGTCCCACTCCCCGCCGGGGGTGGCACGCATGGCGGGGATTGGCGTGGGTAGGTTAGAGTTTTGCATGGTAGTGCTTTACCTTCCTTGGGTTTTAGTTTTGGATTTGAACGTAGCGAGTGGCGAGCGGGTCTGAGGTCGTGTCACCACGAGACCTTCTGCCCGTGCCACGGCGGCTAACTGCTCGGGGCTGAGCCCTGTAGCACGCACCGCTGGGTAAACAGAGGGATGAGCTCTGTAGCGGGTATCACACAGAACTGATGGTTTACACCAAACAGTATCTCACCTCTGCCATTCGCCGCGACAGACAACGCATCACCCGTTTGGTCAGTGAACCTAAAAACCTCAGGTCCAGGGGTTGACCGTGCGAGACGTCGCCGCAACTGCTGAATATTTATAAAGCTCATGTAAATCATTATCATCCGGCGGGGTTCTTCATTGGTCTTACTGGTGAATTTACCAGCAATGCCCTGTGTGGGTACCTGCCGGGTGTGAGGAGCGCGGATGCGCGCGTGTTTGATGTAGTTTGATGCAATTTGGTGCTGTGTCGTGAACGAATCATGCAATTTGGTGTCTTTTGATGCAGTGTCGTGGATAAGTTGTACTCACTGATGTTGTTTGATAATTGGTTTGAGATTTTTTAAGACTATGGTTTTTAAAAACACAAGAATTAGAGGCACGAGAGACACTTCCTTAGTATTTATAGGCAAGTTAGAGACGCCATTTTGAGGCACTTAGAGCAACTTAGAGGCACGTTAGAGTCACGCGATGTTCTGTGTCGATTCGACTCGTGCTCAATTAAATTTCGTCTTGCGGCGACCAAAATTTGCTCGCGCGCCCCTTGGTGCCCCTAAAGTACCACCGCGTGCCCCTAAGCGCCTCAAAACGGTGCCCCTAACTCCCCTAGTTTTACTAGGCATGTGTCTCTCGTGCCTCTAATCTGTAAAAGAATGAAAATCCGGTTTCTCCGAAAGTCCGAAAAGTGTTATAGTTTTAATCTCTTTCGCGCGCGAGATAGTGTTTATAACGATTAAAGTTAAACTTTTAAATTAAAAAGTTTATAATCGCGCGCGCGAAAGAAAGTTTTTAAAATACTTTAAATTTTTTAAAAAAATTGAGCATAATTTATTGACAATCCTTTTGTATCATGCTACAATTACAAATGTAAACGAAAAAACACAAAACAAAATATCGTTTGCAATTCTTGAAAATGAAGAGGTATAAATATGAATAACAATTACAACAATTTTAATAATATGGACGACCTTTTCAACCAACTTATGGGGCGCATGGGTGGCTACAACAGCGAACACCGGCGCTACTTGATTAATGGTAGAGAGGTCACACCGGAAGAGTTTGCTCAGTACCGTGCTACTGGCAAGCTCCCTGGTCAAGGAACAAGTGAGCAGACTGGCGAAACTGCTGCTAATGCGCCTAAGCAAGATGGTATCCTAGCTAAGCTGGGTCGCAATCTGACTCAGGAAGCGCGTGATGGTAAGTTAGATCCAGTCATTGGG